AACCCTTGCGCCTGACGTTCTGCAATAACCTTCAACGTCCGTTCAATCTCGCTTTGGCGGAACGCAGCATCACTTGCGATCTTTGCCTGATTCGCTTCAATCGCCCGGTTCGTTGCGGCATCAGTTCCATATGTCGCCCCGCCGTATCCCGTTGCCGGAGCGGTTCCCGGAGAAGTTGCGGCGTTTGCTACGGTCTGCGGAATCGCAGGAGTAGGCGTTGTGGTTTTATTGGACGTTGTGCTTTTCGTTGATGTACCGATGGACGAAGATTGAGACGATGTTTTCGGAACTTGTACTCTCGATGTATTGACCTTCGAAGACCATCCCGAATTGACCACAAGTGCCAATGTTCACACCCCCATACAAATAGAAAAAGCACCCGATAACGGATGCTTTTGGTATAATAGGTTTTGTACCTTGAACCGTGTGGGCGTTCCCTGATCGAACTCGTTATGATTATTCGTTCGCTGAATGATTAGAAGGAACCCGCATGGTTGACCGCCGTCCGGGTTCCTTCTCCGCATCATGCCGAAGGGGGACGCCCTCACGGCCAGGTACACAGGGAGGATGTTTGCGGCATCCTCCTTTGTTAGTTTAAGCTTACCACGGCTGTTTATGACTGACAACTATTAGGGATTGGGCTTACTTCTTGTTAAGTTCTTCGATTATATGCTTATAGTGAAGTGCATTGCTGGTTGTGTCGTATCCACCTCGAATAACGCCAATGACTTCCCCTGACGAATTGATCATCACACTACCGCTGCTTCCCGGTTCTGTATCTGCATCACTTACAATTGCATAGTATCCGTCATATTCAATATTGTTTCGTACTATCCCCTCACTCAATGTAAACTTCCCGTCAGGATATCCTAAGACATACACCTTATCGCCCCATTTGGGTTCCGTTGTGGCGAATGTTAGTGACGGATACCCCGACAGGCGGAATGCGGCTAAATCTGCATCGGGATTGTCAAACACCATTTGAGCCGATATTTGATGCACTTTGCTTCCGAATCGTACATCTAGCGTAACCGCATTCTTGATGACGTGATGGTTCGTGATGATCAGATCCCCATACACAAACCCCGATCCTTGACTCACATATTGTCCGTTTTCATCCAGCGCATAGATGATCGGGACCGACTTTCCGATCTCGTTCAGTTCCGCCAGCGTCAGCCCTTCTGTCGGCTTCTGTGCGCCCGTTTGAGGCGTGGTAATCTTCGCCGAATACGTTTTACCGTCCCATTCCACATACGCGCCGAGCGCCTCGGCTACGGCCCGGAGAGGAAGCATGGTCGATCCGTCGATAATCTGGCCAGACTGTACCTGTTTGCCATTGACGAACACCTTGACAAATTGACCGCCTGCGCCGGTCGCGTATGTCGCGCCGTAAACAAGCAAGAGCAGGGCGATCAGGATAACCATTTTCCGCCGCATTCCTACCACCTTCTTCATGTGTTGGTAGGGATATTCTACCATAAATCATTCGCAATGGCGCGGTGTATTGAGAATTTCGTCGCGCTCTTGTTCAGTTATACGTCCGAGTTGATAGGCCAGCTCTACCTGATTTGCCGTTATGCGGCATTGGAGCCACATTGAAAGCAGGAAGTTCTTTGCAGCTTCGCTTTGCGTCATGGTATCGTCCCTCCCAGCAGGAATTCAAGCAGCATGTCTTCAGTCGCTCTCATCCGCTGTTCATGTGTCGGCGGACCCGGCGGCCGCTGCGCCCATTCGTCGTCGAGTTCCTGTTGCGACCGCTCGACTCGCTGACCGTCGATCCAGCGGAACCGATACTGCCCGCGCTCGTTGATAAGCGGTTCCGGCCACGCCAGATGAAAATGACGCGGCCCGTTTTCGAGCACGAGGATGTCGCCGTCCTGCGGCTGCTCAAACGCATCAGAAAAGCCGTGGACGATCTCCCCGGCTTCGTTCGTTCGGATGTAGTGGTTATAGCCTGTACGCATGGCGTGCCTCCTTAGAGTTCGGCGTCGGCGGTCCAGTGGAATCGAATGTCATCACCCGCTACATAAGATGCGGCTGGGTATAAAGTAAAACTGGATTGTCCAATTTCCGCTATTAATGCATCGATATCTGAACTTGTCCTAAAAATTTTGTTTGCCGCCCCTGTAAATGGGCTATACACAGTGATGGTCGGCGTCACACGTTTGTTTACTTTGAAGGAAGCAACACGCCTATTTGTTCCCCCTGATTGATATGTCGGATATGCTTCCGCCCCTCTGAAATTGTTGACAGCCCCAGGTGAATCACCAATGTCGTAACTTTTCTCGTAGTACCGCTGACACAACGCCAACTCCTCCGCGAAGCTGCGCGGCTGGAATGGCAGGGCGACGTCTCCGGCGTTCAGTTGGACTTGGGCGATATAGTAGTTCGTTAATGGAGCAGACGGATTGATGCGGAGCGGGTGCACATAGAGATAGCTACCTTGTCCGATTATTTTTCCGGCAATCGAAGGGATGTTAAATGTAAAAGAGTACCTTTGCCAACTTGTGGTCAATGCGATCGGATACTCCAATACCCCCACTTGTTCCGAACCACCTGTTCCGAAAACCTGGAACATTGCTGATGTGACTTGACTTCCGGTGGTTGGGACATCTGCTCTTGCGTAAAACGATAGAGTTGCTTTTTGGCCCGCAAACGTTCTAACATCCTCGATTCTTTGGCCGAATACAATGGCTCCAACTGACGTTGCAGATACCGAAATTTTTGTAAAATACCGGGGCTCACCGGGAACTGCTGTTTGCCCAGGTGTAAAGGATTCCTGCGTTACGGTATATGACGGAGTGCCCCCGTCATCCGCAATGACCCATCGGTCTGCTGTATATCCGCTTGAAGTGAAACTCGTCCCCCGCTGCCACACATCGAAGTTGCCGTTGATGAGGGCTTGCCGATATAGAAAATCCGGCGGAATCGGACTTAACGTTCCGGACGTGACAAGACTGTTTACGTAATCGGCGTTTTGGTTGATGGTTGAGACAATATCCGCTACCGCTGCATCCACTACTGCGGGATTCGCTGTAACGCCTGCCGTGGTGTTTTGATACAGCGCGTTAATATTTGCGGTTGGTACGTGTGCACTCGGCATTTAATATCACCTACTTTCCCGATAATCGGCCGATATACTTTTCTTTGTAAACCAAAACAGGTTCATTCCGGTTGTTTCTCATGCGACGTTGAAAATACTTTCCTTTCTTCTTGAAGATCAACCTTTTCGCGTGGTTGACGATGTTTGTGTAATCCGTATTAGCCCATTCCGCTTCGGCCCAAGCAGATACGCCCCATACGAAGATTTCGTTCTTGAGAGCGGCCGGAACATCGACGGTGCCCGTGGAATAGATAAGCGACACGTCCAATGTTGATTTGATATTCCATTGTTTGGCCTCGATCAAGAGATAATCGAGATATGACGGATGACCGCTAAACTCGAAGCTGAGAAGCCCCGAATAAACGTCGAAATCCACAGGCGTTCCCGTTGTCTGACCAGCATCGTTCCAATCGCTGTATAGATTCTCGTCGAACTTGTGCAGATGTCCCGTTGCCCCCGCGAAATAAGACACGCCGTTAAAGACCAAGGACGGTTTTACGTCCCATGGAAACGTCCACACACGCCATTCCCGGTCCCGAGTGTCCATGACGTAGCAGTAGTATGTTGAACCTCGTGTGATCCACAATTTCAAGAGATTCGATTGCGGGTCGAAGTCCATATAGGCTTGACTTTTCTCGGATTCGGTGAAGCCTACCCCGAGGAAATCAATCTTGTCGCTCATGAGACTTCGCGTAGAGTACTGGCGTACCCCGGTATCGATGGCTCCGGTATCGAATATTTCATGTACTCCATCGTCCGAAAGATAGGCGACTGTCTGTGAGCCGTTTGGGTACGTGACTTTTGCTACGGCCCTTGGCGAAATGACGCCATTAACGGTGTTCAGGAACTTGTCAGCTTCGAAGTTGTCGAAATTCTCGCCCGTAAGTATGGCCCATCCCCTGCGCATCGGGATCAGACATACATTGTTGAAAGCGATACCCGGACCGTTGATGTAATCATTCTCCCGGACAAGAAGGAAAAATTGCGTCTCCGGGAAGTAGTCGTAATGATACCGCTTGGAATAAAACATCTCGTTCGTTCCCGGAGATACGAACACATGTCCTGAATAAACCCATACGAACTTATTGCCCTTGATGTTTATATCGGGAAGGGCGTTTGCAGGTGCAGGAGACGGATCATCCGGTGCCGGGGTGATATTCTTTACCGTTGACCCGTCATATTCTTTTAAACTCCCCGTATCCGCGATAATAAGACGAGACACGAGATTCGCAGTCGTGAAATCCTCGGTGTAGATGTCGCTGGTTACAAGTGCGTTAGTCATAGTTTGAGGCGTGAGTGCATTCGTCCCATTGAACTTGTACAGCGTCGTTCCCGCTGCGGCCAGAAGGTCCGGCGCGGCAGTCGTACTGCTCTTGTACTGCGTCAGATGGCGGATCGGANCCGTAATCGCGGANGAGGTAACCGGCTTGGAACCGTCGCGTTTTCCAATCGTCCCGACCTCGCGCATGACGGCGTTTTTCGCCAGCGCTTGCGCACCCAACGTCAATTCTGCCGGGTTCTGCGCGGTGTTCTGGCCGAGGAACGTCCTCACTTCATGCGCAAAATACTGTTGCGGCATCCCTCCACCCCCTAGAACTTGAATCCTCGGTCAACATCTTCGATGCTCGGAACATATCCGCTCGGCGTCACGCCTCTTGCCGCTTGATTGGCGAGAACCAGGACTTTGAATCGCTCCCGCGCTCTCGCGTACATGACCTCGCTCTCATCGAAGGCGTTTCGGCTTTCCTTGGCGATCCCGATCACCCAAAAGGTAAGGCCCATGATACCGGCTTCCGGGAAGTCAAGAACGCTGTTGGTTTCGGTGACTGATGCAGGATAACCTACATAATGCAGCGTGTAGTCTCCGCTTAAACCCTTCGTATGGATCGCCTGCGCGTCCGATTCCCGCCACCATCCAGTTCCGATGTCGAAGGAGGAACGCTTGTTCACCAGTCTTCCGTTCGAATCGAGAATCCGCAAAGGACTGTACATGTCCGTAATATCCGTGTTGTTCCGTTTGAACGTTTGGAATCCGTCCTCGGTGATCGTGAGCGGATCGCTGATCCTTGTTCGATACGCCAGATGCGCGAGTTCCTTTAGGGCGCGATTGATAAAGAGCAAGTAACTCTGCGTCTGCTGCTCATCGTTGCCCAATTCCTCATTGTCCATGGCGTTCATCGTTTTCGCCAAGGTAATGACATCGCCTGCCGTTGCCATTACATCACCCGCCTAACCCTGCAATTGTTCTCCTGGCAGAACTTGACCACACTTTCGGCCATCATGGCCATGGTTTTGGTAGGCGCTTCGACTTGAAGCGTGATCTCCCGTCCATGCTCATCTGTTACGGGTACTCGCTTCTCGTCCACTTCGCGGCTGAAAGAAACGATATAAATCATCACCACCGCTCCCTAATCGAAAGATCGGGATTGGTAAATCCATAGGTTTGCATCACTTGCATTTTTGTCGAGTTGTAAGCCACCGCTGCTCTCTCGTAATTCCGCCGTGCCATCAGTTCTCCGATTTCCTGCTGTGTCTTGAACAACGCATAATACCGTCCCACGCAATAGGACGTGTACAGCGGCATGAACCGGTCATGAAGCTCTATTGAATCCGTGATGTCGCTGAACACGGTCAGGTATTTGTAATAGTCCACGTTGAGTGTGTCAACAAACGGGAACGGACGCGGGAATTGAATCTTTCCGCCGTAGATGCGATAGTCTACCTTAAGTTCCCGATTAATCCCGTTGTCAAAGTCACTTTGAAGCCACAGACGATTGATCTCTTTGAGATCAGCGGGTAGCGGATATTCCGTGTCTGTTGTGTTGATCGTGATTTGATAGGTAGTGGCGGGGATAAAAATCAGGGATTCAATATCCGCGTTGCAGTCGTTGCACCAGTTCACAATCCATTCATTCTCAAGCGGCCCCGTCTCTTTCTCCACTACTGCCCGGATTTCTTCGAGAGTAGCCATGTCTCCCACCTCAATTGAACGGATCGGCGTACACGGCGAGAAGTAAAGTTGTCTGCGGAGTACCGCCGTTCTTTAGCTTCACCCGTGCATAGCGAGCGTGGCAGACGAACGCGAAGGCTTGTTCCCCTGTTTGGCTGGTGATGCTAACGGAATCCGTTTTGATCCACGTTTGACCGTCATCGGATTCTTCAAACTCCAACGTCCCGTCTTGATCTGCGATGATAAGTCCTCTTAGCTGGTTGTACATCTCCGTTTGAATCGGATCCGTCTCGAATTCTTCGTTTGCGTCCAACGGAGTGTTCGTGAACACTTTCCTCGTTCTCATGCAGGACATTTTCCGTTCCCCTTTCCAACAGCTTTTCAAGCAGTTCGTTTGTCTTCCGCACTTCGGCTACAAGCGCATTNAGCGCGTCGATTTCGAGATGATAGCGCATCGTNATCCTCCCATATACGGAAAAAGAGGGGGTTTTAAGCCCCCTCATTTTTCCTCCATGAGTCCGTTGTCCAGCAGCGTTTTGCGCATCAGATTCCACACGCGAACGCCTTCTTTTTGGGCGTCCGTCATGTCATCCGATGNCTTTTGCTGCGGGACATACGGAATCTTCTTGACATTGGCGTTCGGCTTTTGTCCCGGCGAAAATACCCTCCACTCTACCATTTCAGCACCTTGATTCTCCACTTGCCTTCCGCCAGATCGATGGAAGAACCAGTGGGATTGAACAGGACGATTTTGACCTTGTCGTCAGCCGATACATAGCCGGACGCCATAATGCCTTGCAGACTGTACGGTGCCGCAACCTCTACCGTATCACCGACCTTGGCGCCGGGTACGGTGATATCGCTGGATTCCGCGCCCGATCCTGCCGCAATAGAAGGCGGATCGAACGTTTCCTCATGGTAAAGGAGATCAGAAACCAGCGTCACCGGAGGTTTGCCAAACTTCTTGATGCCGATGGCTTCAAAGTTGGTTTGTCCCATGTGATCACCCCGCATCAGGCCGGGTTGTGGCCGTAAACGAACGACCAGTCGATTGCGCCGTAGCTCCATCGGCCAACCACCTTGAACTTCGCCACTTCCGTGTCAAAGTCCGTGATCGTGCCGTTTTCCGGCTTGCGGCGGTCGAACCACTTGCAAGCGTTCAGCATACGCTTCGAGTCGATAGCGAACCATGCTTTGCGGTTCTTAAGGAACGGGTTGACGATGACCTTGATTTGCCCCTCGTACATGTTGACGTTGAAGTTACCGCTGTCCGGCTCGTACCCTTGGCCTTTTCCCGGAATACCCGCGATTTGGAACGCACGGCGAGCGTTGTAAGGAGCAACAAGCAGCGTGTCAGGCATAACCGCCATCAGGTTGCCACGGTCATCCACCCACTCTTGCAT